TATTGCTTAAATGTATATTTCTATGTAATAGTTCCGCACTTTCGCATAGAATCTTTACTTTCTCTGCTGATCGCTGTCCAGCCTCATCGCCATCAAAGAAGACATCAATACTATCTACGCCTTGAATGGATAGCATTCTTAGCTTATCTTCATTGATGTTCTGAGTGCCGAAACAACATACGGCATTTGTCATACCTTTATCATGTAGATTAATCATGTCATATATTCCCTCTACCAATACAACAGCGCCTTGTATAGGCTGTACTACAGGGAATAAAGGCATCTTCGCACCCGCAGGCGAGATCATATACTTTGGAGTGACCCCGCTTGTATGTCTGCCATTGAATGCTACAATCCTACCAGAGATGTCTCTAATAGGGAAATTGATTCTACCTATAAAGGTATTATCAGAGTTTTCAAATGCTTCAAATCTTTTATACGTTTCTGGCTTTATATTTCTCCAATTGCCCGTATAAGGCATACTATTCTTGGGAAAAGACAAACCTACACTTTCTGCCCTCTTATCTTTAAGTTTTTTCTTTAAAAGTTCTCGGCGTAATTGTAACTGGTTTGCCTTTTCCCCAAAATAGGTAAATAGGTTTCCTTTGAATGAGCAAGAAAAGCACTGAAAGATTCCAGTAATCTGATCTACTCTCATGCTTGGATTTCGGTCAGCATGGTCTGGGTTTAGGCAACTTACTAAGAAGTCGCCACCCTTTGGCATAAAGTAAACATCTTTGGACTTTAGTAGTTCTTCAACTGTCACTTGCCAATATCCCTTACATTTTCTCTGCTGATAACTTGATAAGCTCCCTTATTGTACGCGGGTGCTATTGTGAATTTTTTGGACTCTTCTACCTTGTAGGAGTCATCTACTATTGGAGCCATGCCTACAACTTTTGCAGAAGAATACTCTTTAGTATCTCTACGATAAGCGCTTGAAGGTTCCAGAGGTTTAAAATCAGGCGTGTATGTTTTAGACTTAGGAAGCGGTCTACGCTTTCTACCTGATGCTGTGTGTCGTAAACTGCCGAATTGAATTGCCATAAAAAGCCTCCTCTACTTTAGAACAACTATTATACTAAATTAGAGGAGGAATGTCAAGATTTATTTTTAAATATCATGGATATCTTCACCAGTTTGATGGGAAGAGTCCTCTCGCTCTTGGGGAGTGAGGGCAGACTCTGGGCCAATCTTTAGAGAGTCCCAATCTACTGTTGAAGTAAACGAAGTCATAGCTCCGTTACGCATTTTCACGCAGTTAAGTGTAATACAATTATCTTCGTGATCCCAGGTTTCAAGTGTGTATGCAGCGTCTGCCGCATCAAGAATACCTTTTGCGAAACGTGCTTCACCCGTAGCATCTGTTTGATATGGTGAGAATACAGTACAATCATATTCTTGTGCCATAGACTTCAATGCTTTACTAACCTCGATCTGTTCTGTCCAGTCATATTGACCTCCGCGAGAAGGTAGGTTAGAGCGTTTTACTTGGTTTATATAGTCGACCACGATAATGCCAACATTCAATGCTTTTACTTTTTTATCAAGCTCGGCACGAATCTTAGCCAGTGTAAGAGACGGATCATAGACTACATCTAATTGCTGAGTCGGGAGAAGCTCGCAAGTAGTTTTTAATCTATGGTGAAACTTAGCAAAGTCGCGGTCTTCTCTATACTCTTTTAGACGCTCTTGCCCATTGACGAAACGACTGGCCCACCAACCGGCTACCTTTTCCCACTCTACCACACTAAGATTTTTAGTGCGGAGTCGTGAGAAAGGTACTCCAGTTGCAATAGAACAACATCGTTGGAGGATATTTCTGCTATCCATTTCAATAGTGAAGTAGATAGCAGATTTACCACTGTTGAAAACACTGTTGGCAATGTTTGCACAAATTACAGATTTACCAGCCCCTCTTTTTCCTCCCACCATAACCAAATCTCTTGGAGAGAATTGAATAGAGTGGTCGTACTCAGCATTAAGCCCGAGAGGTACGTATTTCTCTAAGTCCTCTTCTGGCTCGAACAGTTCAATACCTTGCATACTTTCCTGTGGATCTTCTAAATCAACCTTCCCTTCAATGTCAAGGACAATCTGGTGAAGGTGATCTACCGACTCTTGTGCATCTTCAAAAGCTACACTGTTGTCGATATAATCTTCGAGCGAGTTGAGTATCTCTTTTTGAGTATATTCGTTCTTGAGATACTGTAAGAGCATAAACGCATCAGCATCGACAACGACACTTTCAACGGCATATAACTTCTCACGAGTAGCACTATCACGAATCTCAAACTTGAGATCATCGAACGTGGGCATTTTATGATAGGTTTCGCAGTGCTTTTCAATTACTTTATAAAGGCTATGGTACTCAGTAGGCAAATAATGCTTATGAGTAACGCTCCAGGTCTGAAAGTCCTGAAGTGTTAGCACTTTATTAATTAATGCACTTGCAATGTTAATCGTAATTCTCCCAAATTCGATGTAAATAATAGCCGTTGAGCGGAACCCAACGGCTATCAGGTTGTCTAATAACTACTGGGATTAACCGGCAGCTTTAGCACTCTTAGCTGCACCATCGTAGTCAGCAGCGCTGATACCACGACGAGTTAGCATAGTTTTAACGCCACGAGCAGTTTTGCCAATAGCTTCAGCAATAGCTTCAACAGTCATGTCACTGATGTTAGTCAGTGTAGCCAAAGGGTCTTCTTTGGTAGCAGACTGAGTGAACTCTTGCTTAGGGATAGCGCCGATCTCACCAGCACGCAGAAGGCTAAGAGCTTTACCACGTACAGAGTTGACAGAACGACCCATTGCTTCAGCAATAGCTTCAACGTAAGCACCATCTTGTACCATAGATACAAAAGTGGCTTCTTCAGCAGCAGAGTACGTGCGTACAGCTTCAACTTTAGGAGCAGGCTTAACGTGGTCAGTTAATTCCATAGACAAAATCTTGCCTTGGATAGACTTAGGAGAGAAGGCACCATCTTCAAAATGGCCAGCAATCTCAGCATAAGTATAGTCGCCGCTGTTGTCAGTGACAAAAGCAGCAAGAGTAGCTTCTTGAGCGTCAGAAAACGCACGGGTTGCACCCGCAGAAGCCAGTTCTACATCGAAGCCCATCTTGCGCAATTTGCTAGAGATAGAACGAGTAGTAGTTTCAAGCTGCTCAGCTGCTTCCGCAACAGTAGCTTGAGAAACGGGGCTTTCGCCGCCGACAAAGGTAGTAAGTTGAGCAGTACGCTCGTCAGTCCACTTAGGTAGAGTTGACATATTTTTATTCTCCAATTAGTTCATTAAGGTTGGTTACAATTATAACGCCAGCGTCCCTGGCTTTATTAGTTTTAGCAGTATCAATACCACTCTCATTAACCAGGATTGTGACATCCTTAGTCATGCTGGTTTTTACCTCATAACCATGCTCTTTTAGAACACTGTGAGCTTCGGCTTTCGTTTTATAACTGACTAACTTGCCAGTAATACAAACTTTGCCAAGGCTGGTTGAGGGTTGTTTCGGTTTTTCAAATTTAAAGCTAAAAGGCAAGCCACTTACAAAAGGGTATTCATCTTCCAACCAAGTCAAGAGACTGGCGGCAGACTTCTCACCGAGGCCAGCAGTACGGCACATATCATAGTCTATTTCTTCAATGTCATTGCAGACTTTGGATAGTTTTTCCGCTGCGGTTTTCCCGATAAGAGGAATACTAAATGCAGGTAGTAGCACATTCAGTGGAGCACTTGTGGAGCGTTTAAGCTCTAACATCAATTTTTCTGCAAGTCTCTCTGAAGAGAGCGCCTTAGCAACTTCTTCTTCGTTAATTTGATAAACATCATCCAAAGATGATAACTCAAGTTTAGCGATAGTAGCAGGGCCGAGACCTTTGATCTTCAAAGAGGTTGCAAAATGTTGAATAAGTTTTTCTACTTTGCTTCCGCAGTACTCATTGCGACAATACAGGAGAAAGTTGACATCTTCTAACACTGAACTGCAGCTTGGGCAGTTAGTAGGTGCTTCGATTGTTGTCATACTGGATTCCCCTATAATTGAAAAACTATTATACGCAATTTTAAGATTATTGTCAAGATTTATTTTTTCATAGGTAGCAATCAATCTATTCGTCTCACAACGCGAGGTATAATTTCACCTGAACGTATAACTTCTACTTGACAGCCTATTTCAAGGTTTAAGTCGCGAATGTACTGGATATTATGCAAAGTTGCACGTCCCACAGTCGCATCTCCAATCATAACAGGTGTAAGAATAGCTACAGGACTTACTACACCACTCTTTCCTACTTGCCATTTAACATCTTCTAAGGTAGTAATAACACCGGCCGCTTGCTCTTTTAGAGCGAATGCGCCGCGAGGGTGTTTAGAAGTGTGGCCTAACTCGTCGAACTTTACATTTGATTTGAGGCGAAATACTATACCGTCAGTAGGATAGTCATCCGCTTTAAAGCGAGTAACTACATTCAGACCCATCTTATGCAAAAGCTCAAGAGAGCAAGCATAATGGGAAGCAAGGCTTGGTGTAGCATCATAAGCAACAAACACTAAGGGGCGAGTCTTAAACTCCTCAAGGTCTTTGAGACCGAGAGACCCCGCTGCGAAGTTACGAGAGTTAGGTACACTACTTGGAGCAACCACTTCACCAGTGATCTGAATAAGGTCTGTACTATCAATCTTGTTAGGGACTAATAGACACATCTTATCAGTAATATCTCTACCCTGAATACCGTCGCCACGAGTTAGAGCTAACTCAAGGTTTCCGTCAACATAAAGAAGAGATACTGCTGCACCATCTAATTTAGGACTACTTACACAGTCTTCTACTGCAAGAGGAGCCTTGCTAATATCAAAGCACTTCTGCAAAGAATACATTTGATAGGCGTGAGAAATCGCATCCGTAACTTCATAGCCTACAGAGTTATAGTTGTGCTTCTCGGCCAATAGATCAAACTCTTCATCCGATATAACAGGAGTACCTTCATAGTACAACTTACTCGCATGGTCTAAAAAGTCTCGCATTAATTTTCTCCTAAATTAGAAAAGATATTATACGGTACTTTAAGCATAGTGTCAAGAGTTATTTATATAAGTCGTGGATTAAATCTGAAAAATGTTCTTCAATAAGTTCCTTTGATTCTGCCAGGGAAAGTATCTCTACCAACCCTACAAACAGCTCTCTGGAATTACTAAGGTCAAGTGGCATTGCTATCCCTTCCGGTGTAGGCTTCCACTCTTCTTCGAAGTCCATATAATATTTACGAAGGTGGATGTACTCTACTCCTCGAAAAGTATTAATAGTAAGTCTTACTTGAATTTCTTTTTCAGTGTCGTAATGTATGATCTTTGAGTAGGCTTCTGGTGCTTCATGAAGCTCTATCATCGCCGACCTTCATTCTTCAATATCGAAGATAGGGGAACAACGCTTGATACATTACTCGGCCTTAATAGTCGATAAGAGTCAGTATCCCAACAAAAGAACAGAAGGGTATCTTCGGTTTCTTTAGCTCGATTCTTCTTACCTTGTATGTAAGGTGTAGTAAAGTCTAAAGTACAGACATTGTACTTCAACTTTTTTGACTGCTCACTACGATAAGTAATGACGGCATCGCCATAGTCGCGCACTAACTGTGCCAGTTCTTGCTTTTTCACTGTAGCTCCTTTGTAGCAGTTTAGCAATAATTATTGTAAATCTACATACTTTTGGTGCTTTCAGTGGGTGCAAAAAAGCCCCACTGGGCGAACCCAGTGAGGTTATGCTTACTTAGTCTTCGTTTGAAAGAAGGGTAGTAAAGTACTGAGCGGCTTTACCAGTCAACTTAGAGATAATCTCTTCATCAACAGCTTTACCTGCATCAGTGATTGCAGCGGTGAGAGCTTCTTGAGCTGCTGCTTTGGAGACACGAGTGCCACCAGTAGAAGCGCCTGTAGAAGCAGCTTTTGCTGCGGGGGTCTTTTTAACATAGACGCCAGCCTTGGTTAAAATCATGCGAACACCATTTGGTGATTCGTCGAGTTCTTCTGCAATATCTTTTACGATCTCCATAGATGTTTCTGGAGTTGGTTCTGCTGCTTCATAGAGGCGTACTGCCTCTGCTTTTTTATCGTCATCCCAAGCCACTTTTCGGCTCCTTCTGTTAGGGTTTTTGTTTCCTGGGCAATCGCCCAGAGCTTTTAGTTGTTGAGTATAAAACCGGTCGCCCAATTGCTATTCTCCTAAATTTGAAAAACTATTATACGCAAATTTAAGGAGGCCGTCAAGAACTATTTTTTACAACCTCTCCAAATTTACGCCGTACTTTTTCAAGTGCTCCAGCTTCGCAAGCTCACAAGCAGGTGCATATGCGTGAAAGCCTCCAGAAGTTACGCTACTAAAGAAAGTGTCTTCACTATCTACTTTCTGAACTACGTAAATCTGGTAGCAAGGAGAGGCATACTTACTTTCATAGTCTGTATTGCCAAGACCCTTTTTACTGGCTTGATACTCAGTGGTCATTCGGGTACCTACTCTTACAGCACTATGATAAGTTGCTGACCAAGCGATCTCTCCTGGGGTGAAGTCTTCAGATACGCACTCATCTGGAAAGTAATCTACTTCTCGTTTTTCTTCTTTTGAGTTAGGGCGTTGTGGGACTCCAACTGTTTCAAGTATTTGTCGCACGAATCCTGTGCTTCGAAAAAGGCGTTTCGATATGTCCGTAACAGTCTCGCCTTGCAAGTAGTCAGTAACTGCTTCGCAAATTTCTGAATCCCTTGCAGGGCGCCCTCGATTTTGTGCTTTCCTTGTTTTAACATATGCTTTCTGCTCTAAATAGCCATCTATAATTGCATTCAATCTTGTAGTATTATATGCAATGTTTAGTATTTCACAGGCTTCTTTTTTAGTTATCGCTTTTTTGGTAGTGGATCCCTCCGAAGCTGGGGCTGAAGTATCCGGGTTTAAAAGTGCTATCACCTTCTCGATGTTCTTGTTCGTCAGGTTCTCGTAGTCTTTCTTCTTTACAGTCTTTCTCAAGTTCAATCTCCAGCTTGAATAATAAACAGCAGATAGCGTGTGCTAAATGCGAGTAATTTGTTTCTTCGTCTTTTAGTTCACCATCAAGGTGTGCGAATATGTGCCGAAGTGCACCACCGCTGTATCTATTCTGAAGATTGTCTAACTTACGCCAGTTGTCTTCATCATATTTTTGTGCGCCAAAAGTCAGTAC